TTACCATTAAGAACACCAGCAAAGGTGTTACCTTGATTATCAACTGCAAGTTCACCTTCTCCGCCGAACTTAAGACCACCTGCTGCTGCAAGAGCAGAAGCTACGTTAGAAGAGCAGATAACATAGTTACCTTTTCCACGACGTGTTTGAATAGCAATCTTATTTGCTTCTTGTTCGATTTGGAAGATAAGCGACTGGAACTTTTCAACTGCCCAGCGGCCGTCTGCATCAGCAACAAGGTCGAAAGCTTCAGTTGAACCAACTCCACCGACTTTACCTGTTTTAACGATAGTGCGGATAACTTCACGGTTGATTTCACCAAGGATCTCACCAGACAAGATGTTAGCCAATTCAGATTCAGCGTCAAGGCCGTGAACTGCTTTAAGATCTTGTGCAAGCTCCATTGAGTATTCTGCTTTCAACTGACGAGTCTTAGCTGTAACAGTAGACTTGTCAATGGTGAAGCCCATTTCTGCAAGAGATGCATCAGTTTCTGCTGTAAGAGTAGCATCACCAGTACCAGTTACGATACCAGAAGCAGGGGAGTCAAAAAGACCACCACCATGTGTTTCAGTACCACCAGAGAAGTCTGTGTCAGGCTCGTTCAAGAATGCTTCAGGCTGAGCTGCAACGGGGCTATCTTGATCGAATGCAGCGCCGTTACCATAACGAGCTTTCATTGCGAAGATAAGACCAGTAGGACCAGACATAGGCTGAACACCTGCTACATCATAAGCGATGAGGTTAGGCATTGCACGACGTACAAGAGAGATAAGAACGGGATCAGGTGTAGTAATAGAACCTGTATTAACGTTAGCATCTTCAGTCAAAGAAAACGTTGCGGCTTGAGCTTCTTGACGAAGAGCACTTTCAGTGTTCTCCAAAAGCTTAGCTGTTACAGCTTTCTTGTAGCTATCTGTGATAGCAGGAGCATCGGTATGTTCAAGAACCGGTGCCCACTTTTTAATTTCATTTTCTGCGTTTAACATTTTTAAATTTCCTTTTTAATGTTGTTTATGATTGGGTTTATTTGAATTTAGAAAGTTGTTGTACATACTTTGCCATATCAGCTGGAAGCTTTGACATAGGATCTACTTGACCTTCTACGATTGTTTGTGTTTCGGTTGTTGCGGAAGTATTTGATTCCGTAATAACTTCTGTAGTTTCAGTTGACTCTTTGAAGAATCCTTCTTTGATTGTTTCTACCTTAGCGGCAAAAGTCTCAGCATCAGCAAATTCGCTTTCTTCAACAAGTGAAGCAAGTTTACTTGCTTGTGTAGATGCTAAATCAGCAGACGCTTCGCTAATGATCTTTTCGCGTTGAAGAGTTTCAACTTGATGTGCAAGTTCGCTCTTTTCAGCTTCAGCATTAGCAAGAGATTCCTGTACTTCAGTAACCTGTTCTGAAAGCTCATCTACAAGATCAACTTTAGAGTCAGGAACTTCAATATAATGTTCAGTGAATACACCTTGTAGCGCACTCATGAAGTTTTCTGTAATCTCTGTGCGTAGTTTGTTATCAACAAACTCCTGATTTTCTTCAATCCAAGATTCAACAACGAAGCTCAAATAGTCGTCGATCTTTTCAACAAGAGACTCACGAACGTAAGTAACTTCTTCTTGTAGATCTTCGGTGTATTGAGATTCAAGTTCTTCTTGAATTGTTTGTACTTTATTTGCTACAGCAGCTTCAAATAAGATAGAAGCTTTTGCTTTGAAGTCTTCAGTTAACTCTTGGTCAGCTTCTGCAAGTACTTTAAGGTCTGCAGCGAAATGATCCGCTTCAGTTTCTTCCTTATGTGTACCACAGCTAGATGCCATGATTGATTGATAAGAAGCCATTAGATCGTCCTTTTTCATAGCCTTAAGTTGACCATACATCGCATTAATGATATCACCTTTAGTCTTAGGAACTTCTACTTCTCCTTCTTCTTCACTCATGTTAATTGCTTCATATGCAGCAACCAAGTTTGTTTTCTTCATACCTTTAAGAGCGTCAAAACTTGCAGCAAGAATACCTGCTTTAGTTTTAACTTCTGGTAATTCGACTTCTTCATCTTCATCAGACTCTTCTTCCTCCTCGACTTCGTCTTCATCAGAATGTTCGCCTTCTTCAACTTCTTCTTCGTCCTCATCTTCATGAGCACCTTCTTCAAGTTCTTCGTCGTCTTCTTCCTCGTCCTCGTCGGATTCTTCTTCGTCTTCTTCAGATACTTTAGCTTCTTCTAATTCTTCATCTTCTTCTTCAACTTCAGCGTCATCATCAGACTCTTCGTCTTCTTCCGCTTCGTTTTTCTTCTTAGCTTCGCCAAGAATTACATCTAAGACCGCATTAGAAAAAGGTTGCTCGTGCTCAGTGACTTCAGTCTCCTCAGAAACTTCAACCTCTGATTCAATAAGCTCGTTTTCTTCTACGTCTTCGATAATTTGTTCAATTTCGTTTGACATATAATTAAGTTTCCTTATATTTTTGAATTAGAGTTTGGAGAGGAAATCACTAAAGATTCTTTCCTGTGCTTCGCTAATGCGACCCATAGGAACCTTTTTAATTTCAGTCTCATATTCTTCAATTTGCTGAGGTTTTAGAATGCCATTCTCCCAAATCCATTCAACGCCTTCCATAATGCCTTCAACGAAAGCAGATGGTGCGCTAGGATCTTGGACAATGTCAACAGTTGCAAGAACAAAATCGTCCTTAACAAATGTCTTGCCTTCCTTTTGCTCAACAGTACCCATACCACGACTCGAGACGCCTAACTTGCACCCGCCTTCGACGAGTCCTTTCACTATTTTACCCATAGGTGTATCTAGTATCAGCGCCTTTCCAACAACATCATTACCTTCCCATTTGAGATCGGTAATCCTGTGTGAAACTTTATCAAGGTTAATCTGTGGCCCTTCAGGGTGATTCAATTCACCAACGGCTCGTCCAGTTTTAACCTGCTCCGAAACGTATTTTTTAGTGGCTTCTGCCAATACGTCTTTCGGATAAATTCTATTATTGCGGTTTTGCTTTTCCGCTTGCATGAATACACCTTCAATGTAAACATCTTTTCCGCCATCTTTCTTGGCTTCAGTAATGTATTCAAGTTTTTCTAAATGTTCTGTTATTAGCTTCATTTTTCTTTCGCTTTGTTAAAAATTTCTGATGTAAGTCCTACTTTACGTACTTCAAGAGCATCATCTAGTTTATCACGAATAGCTTCTCCAAAAGCCTTTGTAGAACCTACTTTGTTGTTTGTTACAACATTGCTAAATATTTTATGTGCTTTTTCACTCATGTTAATTCTATTTATAATTTTCAGTTTTTAAAAAAAGGTTTATAAGTCTAAGTCTAAATCATCTTCTTCATCGCCACCTTCGGCCTTTTCTTTTTCAATTTGTTTATCTAATTGATCAATATCTTCATCAGATTGTTTTAAAACTACACGACGAACATACTCGTTAGAAACGTATTTACCAACAAGGTCTTCCATTTGTTGTGCCATTTCTAATCTTTCACGCATAATTTCAAATTCTTTTAGTTCAGCAAAATAGTTATCTTCTAAAAAGTCGATATTAATTGATTCTTCAATTTCACTCCAATCAGATTCTGTAATTACTCCTTTTAAAATTAACTGAATTTTTAAAGCTTCAATTAGCATAAAGGAAAATTTCTTACGAAGTCTATCGATAAACTTTTGAAATTTTAACTCTTCTCGTGAAATTTCTGTAGCACGTCCAATTGTAAAAGAACTTTCTTGTTCTAATCTTGCGAGTGGAACATTAAGTGCCCTGTATAATTTCCTTTGGAAAAACTGCACATCTTCGATTTGTCCTAAATTTTCTCCACCACTCAGTGTAGTAATTTCTGTGCCTCTACCACCTTCTCTACGTGGAAGATAAAAATCTTCTAACATAGACATATGTCTACGATCATCTGTAATATTACCAGTAGATGCATCATACACCATCTTATTACGATATCGCGAAACAACTTGTTGTACGTATTCTTCGGCCTTACCCTTTGGTAAATTACCTACATCAATATAGAAAATTCTACGCTCCGGTGCTCTTGAAACTCGATATACGACCAAAGAGTCTTCCATATAACGAAGTTGATTTACTAACTTAATTGCTTTATGCAAATGACTAATAATGCGCGACCGGCTCGAATCAAATAATCCAGAGTTTACTTGAATAATCGCGTCTTTTGCAAATTTAATACCATTCGTGGTATGTACTGAGTTGTTTAATTCAGGAGAATATACATAATACTCATCTACGAGTTTTTCATATTCTACTTTACTTTTAGGATCAGTAACCTTTTGAACTTCTTTTACTTTACTAATGTGTGTCGAATCAATTGGTCTTAATTCTACAATTCCTCGTTGTGGATTTGCTGGATCAATTACTACATTGAAATAAAGCCTACCATCAACATACCAATTTCTAAAATAATCTGCTGAGTTATGATTAAATTTGTAAAGTCTAAGAACCTTATTAAATTCTTTTATAATTTCCTTTTTAACATTATCTGGTTGATCTAAATCATCCATCGTTAAATCAACTGGCGCAGATGTATCGCCTGAAGCAAGTGCGCCATCAACAATATCCGAAATTGCAGCATCACACTCAGGTTGTTGTGATGCTTCTCTATAATTTAAAATTAGTTCATGATCAGAAACTGTTTCTGTTCCACTTAAATCAACGACTTGACCATAGTAACCACCACCTACTGTAACAGTTGCACCACCATCGTCATTCATTTTAGGAATAGGAGAAACTATTTCCTTTTCCTTTTTATTAACCTTTTTACTAATTTCGTATCCGAATAATTCTGCCATAATATTATTTATATCAGAATAAGTGGAGGGGTTGGACCTCCACTTATTCGATAAATGCTTATTTAATTAAACTAAGAAGTTGTACCAGACTCCCAATATTGGTAAGCCAGTTCAACTGTGAACTCTTCAATAGCGTCGTTTGTGTCGTAACTCAAATCAATCGCAGAAACATTAACTGGATATGCACCACGGATGGTATACTCCTTAGTAACGTTTCCTGATTTATCAAGTTGCTGAATCGTCATGTCGGTCTGATAGTCTGTAGGATTGGATAGGCCTGTATTATTTACATGCTCATTCATTCCATTCATCCATCGTTCCATTGCGTTTCGAACTTCCATACCAGTGTCATTGATAACTGTAATTGACCAGTTCTCGAATGTACGATCACCAGCAATTTTCAACTGACGACCACGGAATGGTACATCAAGTTGTGCAATAACACTAGCAGGCAGCTGAGCACCTTTACACATAAAGGATGTAAGTTCAGTGTCACCGCCAGCATATGCTGGAAAGTTAACGATTGCTTTGAAAAGGTTAGGGCGTGCACCCCCACCGATTAATTTTGATTTGAAATCATCTACTCCTAAAGTTGCCATAATTGTTTTTTCCTTTCTATATTATTTATATTAGTTAGTGCCAACAATTTCAGAGAACTCAACGCCAGTGCGTGTTGCAATGAAGTTAAGAGTGATGAAATTAATCGAACGTGCAGGTTTAATATAGATATCAGCCACAAAGCGGTTGGCATCAATTACTTGACCGGTGTTGTTCGTTTCATCACACACTACTAAGAAGTCTGTTACACCACGACGCCCTTTAACATCCCGTAGGAAAGGCTCTGTCATGTTTCTGAACATCGAACGTGTGAATTCATCATTCAACTCAAACAGTTGGTATTTAGCTGCGGTAGCAATCGCTTTTTCTAGAACTATGAATAAACGGCGCACATTGATACGATCAAACGCTGATGGCTTAGATTGTGCTGTTTTATCTCCAAAAAGAAGCGTACCTTGACCTGGGAAAGAAACGATTGGATTGATTCGAGACTTATAAAGCTCATCTCTGTCAGCTTGCTTTGGATTGTAAGCCAGTTTTGTGGCACCCAGAAGTTGACCACGATTGTAACCAGCAGGTGAGAACCAAGGTTCTGCGACATCATCTGTATTAGCACAAAGACCTGCAATGTGACCACAAGCTGGAATCCAGATATATTTATCTGCATACTTATTGTATGTGTAAATTGCAGTTGAATCTAATACAGCATATGATGTAGTTGTAATACCATCGCACCATTCTTTAACATCAGTTAAAGGCGCATTACCTGTACTATCTTCGATAGGAGGTGAGCAGAAAGCTACGATATCTTTACGAGCCTTAGCTGTTGCAATAAGGTGTTCAGCGATTGTGTCAGAACTATTATCATCGTTATATGCAAATAGAAGATTAACATCAACTGTCTCTGCATCAGAGAATAGATCAATACCACTTGTAATATCGCCTTCAACGACAGATGTTTGATCAGTTCCTTGTGTGAAGCTGTGTGTTCCTGCAGCAACTGCAGAACCAACATAGATGTAATTAGAATTCTGATTAATCAAATCAACGTAATAATTATTTGATCCATCTTCTTTCTTAGCACCTTCTGTTGTGCCAACAAATGCCCATGTTTCTAAAATTGTACCTGCAGTTTCAGTAAGTCCACCATCAGAATCTGTTATGATAATGTGATATTCATTAGCCTCAGGAGCACCATCGAAAGCATCAGTTAAAGGTTCAGTTCGAACCTGATTACCATTACCATCATCGATAAGCACTCGCCCAGCGTTAAATCCTTCAGTATTAAAAACATCAACTTGGATAGAATTACCTAAAGTACCAGCATATCTAGCATAAAGATTCCCTTGTAGAGTGATTCCACTTTCAAAGTGTGTTTCATTCTTAATTAAAAGACCATTCGATACATTATCGGTTGCTTCAACGAGTGTATAGTTACCTGCAGCAGTTACTTCTGTGTCATTAACGGAAATTGTGGTAGAAGCCAAAGCATAATCTGCACCGGCGGTATCAACAACAACCGAAGAAACAGCAAATGTAAGATCAACTGTAAGATCATTTAGAGCCACAGCAGGACTATCTTCGACGTTAATTGTAGGAAGGTCGGTGACACTGGCTGGGATAGAAGTAATAGTATCTGAAGAAGACACTGTCAACACAATAGTATTAGGATCTTCAACCAAATCAACTGCGCCAACAAGCAATGTGACAACACTTCCTCCACCAAGATCTACTGTAAGTGTTTCTCCTTCTATAATAGCTAAACTATCAAAGTCGCTACCTTCAGTATTAATTGTTACGCTGTCAACAGTGTAACCAGCTGAAAGCGCAGCATTTGTTCCAGTACCATTCACTGTAAGTGAAACATCAGATGTTAGTCCAACCGCAAGAGGATTGGCTAAAGATACACTAGCGATGCCACCAGTGTTAACAACAACTGAACCACTCACCGCATTAAGAAGCTGTGAACTAGTTGTACGTACCGCTTTTAACGAATTTCCGTACTTTAAGAATGAAGACGCTGTAAAAAAAGATTCAGCGTAAAAAGCATTTGGCGTACCAAACACTGAAGCAAGTTCTTTTTCAGAACTTACGAGTTGTGTCTCTTCAACTGGTCCCCAGCGAAAAGGTCCTGCAAATCCACCAATAGAGGTAGATACCGCAGGAATTACATTTGTCAAGTCGATTTCATTTACATCGACTCCGGGTGATACTAAGAATCCCATGATTGTTTTCCTTTCAATATAGTTTTAATTAATAAGTAAGCATAATAAGAGTGTTTTCAATAGTTCTATTTATAAATAGACAACTTTACAAACTATTCCACTCTTTCATATCATTTAGCATTTTATCATAACGTGTACCAGATGATCGGCCATCATCTATTTCTCCAAACAAAGGCACATCTTCTTCGATTTGTTTCATCTTCTCAGCAAACAGCATTTCCTTTAAATCTACTGTTGATATATCACCAAAAGCTTCCGAAGAAACAAACCACGCGAACATCACTAGATTCATAACGAGATCATCGTGATTTCCCTGTGTCGCTTCGTAAGAAGATCCTTTTACTTCAAATGTAGATAACTCGGATATAGTGTCTGCGTCTGGTATTTGTATTTTGCCTAATTCCACTAGATCTTTTAGATTTGAACACCCAATGCGTTTAACACGCTTTGTCATCGTAACACCAACACCACCTCGTTTTACAGTAGATTCTACAAAGGTATTTTCGTATTCATATTCGTAATACACATCATTACACACCACTTGCCCAACATCATTATTTTCAATAATCACTAAAGCCTCGTTATATAACTTTGCAGCTTTAACGATAATGTCAGGAAAAATCATCGGAGATATCATATTATCGCGGAATGTAGCGACTTGCTCAAACATGCCTGTCGTAATATCGACTACAGTAAAGGTAGAATAATCTTGTCCTCGTCCTTTCGAAACGTCCACTGTCATAATGTAGGTGTGATCTTCTTTAGGCTTTTGATAATAGTTAACGTT